GTTTAAGTAATCGATAAATTTAAAATTGTTTATTCCCATAATAAGTGCTAATAAACTCACATTTGAAAAACTATACAAAAAGTATTTACAGGTTGAAAGTAAATATACACTAGATAATACCTCCTCATTTATTTCAAATCTGTTTGAGCAGTTATGATGAAGAGATTGAGAATTGGAACTTATTTTAAGAGAGGAATCGTAAATAATTCTTTTACCATATCTGTTCAGCAATGAATCAAGATATCGTTTATCATCAGTAGCAACAAATATTTTTTCTTTTTTTACACTATCAATTAAAGTATAGATTGTATCTAACTTTATTTCAGGAAGTTCTTCACTCTTATCTGTTCCTCTAATTTGTACCCCCAAAGTATCATCATCAATACCAAGTTCTATTTTTTTATTTTGATATTTAATTAGATACTCATCTTTTATTTTTAAAATATTATTATAAACTTCATTCTTAATTTTTAAGTTGTCTATATTTGCTGGAGTATGAGCATTATATTGAGACTGAAAAATTTGATTTGAAAAATATCTTTCCAACCACCAAGATCCTACGTCATATTTTTCATTTGTTTTAGGAGAAATATCATCAAACAATGCTAGAGTTTGAGATTCAGTGATCTGAAGATTAAAATTATTTTTATCAAGATAATGTTCCATTGCCATGTCAATGATCCCACAAACAATGGAACAAAATCCCTTATAGGAATAATTAAATCTTGGATCAGAAAAAGAAATATATCCAGTCTCAGTCAATATTAATTACCTCATTCAATCCTTTAGAGTGAATAGCATCTGGATAATTTCTGACATACTTATGCCTATAGATTTTTGGTTTTTCCATTTTATAAGAGTTAACCAAATCTAAAAATCCAGTTTGCATCATATGAATTTCTTCTGCATTTTCAAGAAGTTTAATATAATCAAACATTTTAAACTGGAAATCATTACGAATTACTTTATATTCTTTCGTAACTTTGGACATGTCAATATCATAACCTCTTTTAGGATCATCTAAAACAAAAATATATTTTTCATTATTTGGATTTAAGGTTTGACATACCTCTTCTTCTTTTTCAAGATCTCTTTCGAAATAAAATTCATCAAATCTAACACTGAAATCCAGTCCAGCAAGATAATAAAATGCTTCATCAAATGTCATTCGATCTAAACAACTATCAAGTTTTTCAAATCCAGGTTTCAGCAAATTATTCTTTACAGTTGAATTATTTTCTACAAAAAGAATTGCTTCTTCTTCCTTATCGAATGTAAAAATCTCTAAGTTATTTAAATCACGATACATGTAATCAACATTCTCATAATAATGAGAATAGCAAAAAAGAACTACATTATCATATTTTTTACACATGTGTCTAACCATACCATTACAAATGATATGGTCTCCCAGTCCTAGATGATGATGAATATATTTCAGGGACATTTCACTCCACCCCTTTATAAAGTTTTACAGAATCTTCACGTAGAGTTCTTCCAGTTGCAATAGCATTATCTACAAGAAGATTTACTGCTTGCACAAGACGAGGACGCTTTACCTTAAAGCAAATATCAATCTTACGCTTTAGTTCAGCAACTTCAGCATCAGTCTTTGCTTCTTGAATTGCATCCTCTAACATCCACATACGAGTGTGAAGAATAGAAAGTTTTTCAATCACTTCACCCAGATTATCAGTCTCAATATATTCAACATCAGGAAGTTCTCTACGAGAAAGAACTTCATCAATAGTTTCTTTGATACACTGATCAATCAAATCGCCAAACTTACTCATATCTCTCCTAAGATTTTTTCTAAAAGATTCATATCTCCACCAGAAATAAATTGATTATTTCCAATGTAGATACCATTTTCGTGGAGAATGTCCACATTTAAGTTTTCTGTTTTTCCAGTGATCGAATATCCTTTAAGATAAGGTTGCCTCAAAAGATTTCCACCAACCACAGGTCTATATTCAATTTTATATTTGTTTAGTAAAGAAATTAGTCTTGTTTTAATTTCTTTAGTTTTGCAAATAAAAGGGAAACAGAAACAACTGTTCCCTTCATTATACACTATTGGATAAAAATTGTCTCTATTTTTCGAGGAAGACATAATTTGTACAAATCTGGAATATGCCCTATCTCTATTATTAATAAAATTATCTAATCTTTTGAGTTGAGACAATCCCAATACTGCACCAAATTCCGTATTCCTGAAATTATATCCATCACTTACAAATAGAAATGATTTTTCTATTTCTGGATTCTGATTCTGATAGTATTTAAATTGATCTGAGACTCTTGCTAGTCCATGAGATCTCTTCATTTTCATCAAATCATATAGTTCCCAACTATCAGTAGAGATCATTCCACCTTCTACAGTAGACATATGATGCCCAAAGTAGAAACTAAAAGTTGCTCCCAGACTATTCTTACCTATTTTATTTCCATTTTTATCAAGACATCCGTGAGATTCGCAGACATCATCAATAAACAATGCATTTGGAAGTATCTTCTTATACTCTTCAATTTCTGCAGGAATACCTAGTAGATGTGTTACAAATACCAACTTAATGTCAGGATGAATCTCAGAAATAGTTTTAAGATTATCTAGATCAAAACTATAATTCTCAAGATTCACATCACAAAAAATAGGTGTGAGTCCTAGTTGAATAATTGGATTGATATTTGTAACCCAAGTGCAAGACGGAACTAGGACTTTATCACCTTTTTGTAGTCCATACTTTTCTACTATAGCAGAGACTAATAAAAAGTTTGCAGTGCTTCCTGATGTTACAAATAAAGAATATCTACAACCCAACCATTTTGACCACTCCTTTTCAAATCGCTCAACATTTTCACCCTGAGTAAACTTATCAGAGGTTAAAACAAATTTGGCAAGTTGAATTCTATCCCATAAAGAGATAGAATTTTTCATAAGTGGCCACTTATAGTCGGACATAGTTACTCCTATTTTTCAAGAACCAATCGATAGTGATTTTTAGACCATCTTCCAAAGAAGTTTTTGCCTTCCACCCAAGAGAATCCATCTTTGAAGTATCTAATGCTCTGCGAGGAGTGCCATTTGGTTTAGAAGTATCCCAAATCAATTCTCCCTCATAACCAACAAGTTTAGATACAATCTCAGAAAGTTCTTTAATACTCACTTCTCTTTCAGGACCAATGTTAATGATTTCAGGATCATTATAATTATTCATCAAGAAAACAAGACCATCAGCAAGATCATCTGAAAAAAGAAATTCTCTAGTTGGACTTCCATCACCAAAACACATAACACTTGAATCTCCAGAGTCCTTTGCACTCACAAACTTATTAATAAAACTTGGAATTACATGACACTGTTCAATGATAAAATTGTCATTGATACCATAAAGGTTATTTGGCATCACAGAAACAGTTGGAAATCCATATTGTTCTGTATATTTTTTACACATCATATATCCAGCAATCTTTGCCAGAGAATATGAAATGTTAGTTTCTTCAAGAGGTCCAGTCATCAAATATTCTTCTTTGATAGGAACTGGAGCAAGTTTTGGATAAATGCAGGCAGAACCCAAGAAAAGAAGTTTCTTACAACCATTTCGATATGCAGCATCAATTACATTTGTTTGAATCTGCAGGTTTTCACGAATGAAGTCTGCAGGAATTGCTTTATTGTAACCAATACCACCTACTTTTGCCGCACCAAGAAAAACATATTCAGGTCTTTCTTCTGCAAAGAATTCTTCAACATCTTTTTGAATTCTCAAATCTAATTGTGCTCTAGAACGAGTCAAAAGATTCGTATAACCATTAGATGTCAAATGTCTAGAAATTGCAGAACCTACAAGTCCTCTATGTCCTGCAATAAAAATTTTAGAATCATTGTCCATGAATACACATATCCTCAACTAATTGTTTGAAAGAAATCTTAGGTTCCCAACCTAGTTTTTCTTTTGCCTTAGTGGCATCACCTAATAAGGTCTCTACTTCAGCAGGTCGGAAATATTTAGGATTAACCTTGATGACTGTTTTTTTAGTAAGTTTATCAATACCAACCTCATCAAGACCCTCACCTTCCCACACAATCTTCATACCAAAATAAGGTGCTGCTTCCTCCACAAACTCTTTAACAGAATATTGTACACCAGTTGCAATCACAAAATCATCTGGTTGATCCTGCTGAAGCATCATCCACATCGCTTCCACAAAGTCCTTTGCATGACCCCAATCACGCTTTGCGTTTAGATTACCAAGTTCAAGAACATCTTGCATCCCACAAGAAATTCTTGAAAGTCCTCGCGTGATCTTGCGCGTTACAAAGGTTTCTCCACGACGGGGAGACTCATGATTAAAGAGAATTCCAGTGCAAGCATACATCCCATAAGATTCACGATAATTCTTAGTAATCCAATATCCATAAATCTTTGCTACACCATAAGGAGAGCGGGGATAGAAAGGAGTTGTTTCACGTTGAGGAATTTCTTGAACAAGTCCAAACAATTCACTGGTAGATGCTTGGTAAATACGAATCCTATCTTCCATACCCAAAAGACGAACCGCTTCAAGAACACGAAGAGTTCCAAGAGCATCTACTTGACCAGTATATTCTGGAGTCTCAAATGACACTTTAACATGACTCTGAGCACCCAAATTATAAATCTCATCAGGTTTCACTAACTGAATAACACCTACAAGATTTGTAGAGTCTGTGAGATCACCATAATGAAGTTTAATTTTTGAATAGATATGGTCAATTCTGGAGGTATTAATTGAAGACGACCTACGAATAATACCATGAACTTCATAACCTTTCTCTAAAAGAAGTTCTGCAAGATAAGATCCATCTTGCCCTGTAATACCAGTAATAAGTGCTTTTTTCATGCTTGACAATTAGTAAAATCTACTTGACCATTTCGTGTAGCCCAAATTGGATATTCTTTACCAAATGTATTCCAAATTTGTGCTTGTTGTTGACCAACTGGAACGCCAGATAATCCAGCAGCATTCCAAATTGTTTCATAAGTATCGTCTTCATGAAAAGTAAAATCATGAGACTCTGCTTCCACTTTCATTATAAGAGACAAAATAGATTGATCATGTCTATTTTCTCTAAAGATTGCATCGTTTGGTTGATTTGATGGACTATCATCAAGATATCGACCATTATCTTCTACAGATATAGTTTTCCATTTATCAACAATACCTCTCATCAAATCGTTATTTTTAATAAAGAAAATACCAGAAATAATTTGTCTGGTCATCAAATACACATCGTTATTCCCCACAATTCTACGATAAGTATCCATCTTTGTCCACTGAATTTCTGGAAGATCTAGTGTAAAGAAAACTCCAGAAGTTTCCAGACATTCTTGATAATATTGATTTAATTTATTCAAACCATTTTTATTTAATTCACATCCAGAATCAACATATAAAAGAACATCACCTTCTGGTATATTTTTGAGTGCCTCTCCAACAAAATAAGATTTGGCAGCATAATAACCATAAAAACGATCAGACATTCCACTACGTTGGATCATCATCTTACTGGCATTATTTTCCCAAAAATCTCCAGTTAAATCTTCTTCACCAAATTCTTGAATTGACTTGAATACTCCAAAATCTTCTGCTTGCTTTCGTATTCTATTCTTACCAATGGAGAAGTTAGTATCTCCAAAGTAAGTTAAGTGTAAGTTCATACAAACCAGTTTACTGTCTTTCTATTATACTAAAAAAGGTGGGTTTATGCAACCCACCTTTGGTAACTCAGGCTCGCCACCAATTCTTTGACTGGAAATTGGAAACCAGGCGGGAGAGAGTCCCATCCGCACCACTTGCTTTTGAGAAAAGCAAGAAAACAATAGGGTCATATTGACTCCACCAGTACTTTTTAAGTCTCTCCGTGACTAAGATAAAGTTGGGTTAACTTTGATATCTCGGTAATACCAAAGAATGCGATTAAAAATAACACATCCCAAAGTTTAAGTTTGATTGCAAAAGGAATACCGAGTAGTCCCCCGATAAACTTTATCATCAAACCATTTTTGAAATCTCCCCATAACATGATTTGGTAACCAAGTAAAAGGAGAAAGTTCCCGATGTATCTCAGGATACTAGATTTAGACATAAGGGGTTTTCATCACCGACCAGGGCAGAGTTTTAAGTCTACTCCGAGACTATTCATCATTGTCTCTTACATAACAAGGAACTCTGTCTGGATCTAACCATTTTGCATATTCAAAATCTTCCATTGCAGTAGAACATTGTAGACCATTATCAAAAAGATAAATGTCATTCCAGCGTTTGGTATAATGATTTTGCTTTTGCAATCGATAATCGGGTTTACCGTTTATCTCAAGAATACCTGCTTCAATAAAGCGGTATCCCTCACGTTCCAGAAGAACTTTGGTTTTCATGCAACCTCAATAGTTTCAAGATCTTGAGCGATGTACTCCATAAGCATTTCGTAATCATCAAGAGGGTCACCAGAAAATACTACCCCTTCGTTCTCATAAAAACGACGGACCTTTTTATAAAGTTTCGGACTCTTTACATCAAGGTAGATTTCTCCGTTAGCAGCGAGACGAAGAGTGCTAACATCTTTCTTGAATTTTTGGATCAGAGACATTGTTTTACTTGTTGACCTAGTTATTATAAGGTGTTTGAGACTTTGTGTCAAGTGTGCCAGTGAAGAAACTGGCAATCGGGGTGACAGGATTCGAACCTACGACATCTCGCTCCCAAAGCGAGTGCTCTACCAAACTGAGCTACACCCCGTTACACCGTTATTTAGTGCGGTGTATAAACATTATACCCATAAAAGGCACCACTGTCAAGCCCAACCCACACATAAACAACCAGACTGGACTCTGGGCAAGGTATTCTACAACATGAAAGATCATCTTCCTCTCCAATTCTTATATTCAAAGTAAAAATACTGGTCTGCCTCATCAAGACCCCTCAGAGGAGCATTTACACCCCACCCAGACCATTCTATACAAAACTGTTTGATATCATGATTATTTAGAATAGAGTGTCCATACATTCTCACAAACGATGACATAGCGAAGTGATACTTTTGTTTATCGTGGATATGCATGAGTGAGTCCCCAACAAATGAATAATCCGATTGAAGAAAAAAGTAAAATAGAAGATACAAATGTTTTAATCATCCTCTTCGTCCTCGTAACTAGAAGGTTCTTCAAAAAGTTCTTGCATTTTTAATTTTTGTATGAGATCATAAAGTTGTTTATAATCTTCTTCTAACATAGTTAATTTAAAGTGATTTTAAGAAATGGAAGTAATGGCGGAATAACTCCAATCAACCTTAAAAGTCCCTCAGCAAATAAAGCAAGAACCACCCAACCGACGCACATACTAATGATAGAAGCATTACGGTTGTGTCGTCGTATTGCTGCATCGATCATCTCCTGCACTTCTGTACGAGTTACATAATCATCATCAAATGGTTCCATCATTTTTCATCTCCAAGAAACTTTGCAAGAGGATCTCTTCGGGTTTTGACTATTTCGACCGCTCTCTTATAGAACATATTATCCATGTTCCCAGAGGCTTCAAAAGTCTCCTTGATCTTCACCCAGTTATCATAGGTGTGCTGATCCATAGGGTTTTAGATTGAATACTACTAGTTATGCTAGTGAGTACTTTTACTTTGTCAACTATGTGTTGATACGAAAATATAGATTAAAAAAATCTAAAATTTTGTAATATTTGTAACGGAAGGAACAGGAATCGAACCTGCGAAGCTTTTAAACCCAGCCGCTTTCAAGGCGGTGTCCTCGACCAACCGGACTCCTTCCAAATAAGTCCTTAACGGACTTCAAAATCTAAACGTCTTACTTTACGTTGGCGACGTGCTTCTTGCCAAGCAATGTCTTCGTTCGTAAGAATTCCTTTTTTAGATTTATTGTTTATAGAGTTTAGCATAACTACATTAGATAAGTCAACTGCCGAAATAACTCCACCACGAATAGTCGCCATATTTGGACAACCACATGTCACAGTTTTTGTAGGATGCCCCTCTAACTCCCTACCACAGGAGCGGCATCTAATTCTTAAATTTTCCATTTTTATAATAAGTTAATTATTTTTCAGTAAACGAGCGAAGCATCCAGAGAAATTTACCATGTGCTTCATTTAAATCATCAAGAAGATTAACTGTTCCTCTTGATTTTTGTTCATCTGCTTCAATAGCAGCATCAGAAAGCATGGTGATTATTTTTTGATGACCCTCCATCAAATCACGAATCATTTCCATTTCGGAAATATTAGACTTCGCTTCACCAATACCAGAAACTTCTACTACTCTGGACAGAGAACTAACTGGTTTAATTTCAAGAAATCTCATATGCTCAGCAATACGATCAACTTCTTCTTGAAGAGAAGCATACTGCTCACCAAATAAGTCATGAATCTGCTTAAAATCTGGACCCACGACATGCCAATGATAAACCCAAGTCTTCTGAAAAAGAACAAAAAGACTTGCTTGAGTATCAGAAAGTAATTTATATAACTTTTCCATTATACCAGTTTTTTAGATATTTATATACCTAACTCAAGTCCTACTCTTCTAAGATATTCTTGCTTAATTTCTTCACCATAAGATTTATTCGAATCTTCTTTTCTTTTGCAACTACCAACTCCACAAAAACCACAATTCTTTCCAACAATTAAGTATTCAAAAATTATCTTTTTATAAGTTTCAAGTGGAGTTTTTTGATACAAAAATCTAACATCAACATCATTTTGTTGAAGAAGAATAAGAACATTCATAACAAAACCTATTTTGTTAGAATGAACTAAAGAATTTTGTTTACAGAACTCAAGATAATCATTTTGACTTGATTGCTGCAAACTATACAAAACAGAATATACAGTTCCAATTTTATGAGATATTTCATTTGATTTAAAAATATCTGCAACATCAGTAACCTTTGATTCCGAATTAATATCAGAAATAGAATTTTTATCCCAAGGAAAATTCCAATCATTCTGAATCATATAATCAATAAGATTTCTGAGTTGTTTTGGATTTGGATTTGTTAGATAATTATCTCTCCCCTTTGGATAATCAACTTTGAGATAATATTGCTGTTCAATTTCATCAATTATTTCATACCCAAGAACGTCAATGGCATTAAATTCAAACCCACCTTCATCATATAAGTTTTCAAAAATATTTAATTCCTTTACACCACAGGCACCAATCCAATCCGTAAAATGGGTTTGATACTTTTCTTGAAAGATACCATACTTTCCAACAAAAGACTTTTTGGAAACTACATTGCCAATATAAAAAACATCACAGACATCAACAAAATCATATTCATCAGACATATCTTCTGGTTGAATATGATGAAAATGATATGGAATTCCAAGTCCCTTATAATAACATTTATCACCTTTACTAACTCTACCATCAACATATTCGATAGAGTCTGATATTTTTATAGAGTTAACTACAACTCCTTGCTTATTATAAACATCAATATTCATTTAAGATAACACATATATGGGCGATGACGGATTCGAACCGCCGACTGCCTCGGTGTAAACGAGGAACTCTACCGCTGAGTTAATCGCCCTAAAAGTCAGGATTGACTCATAAGATATTCAACTGTATTTGCCACATCATTCATAGCATCACGAAGATTTTCTCTTTGACCCGATTCCTGTTTAATGATCGGGCGATGATCATCAACAAGAGTCCATCGCCACTGATTCATATCTTTACAAAACCAGAGATTAATTTTCATGCTTTGTATATTCTAGTTTGATCCAATTGATGAGAGCATTAATTTCCATTGTTTTCTCTTCACTAAAATCAAACTTTTTATTGAAAAGATAAAAATCAAGTGCTTCAATAGCAACTTCTCTATCACGTTGGGAAATAAGAGACATAAAACTCCTAACTCGTTAATTATAATACATTGAAAAGGGGGTTTTGTCAACCCCCTCCCCCTTATATATTATTATTTTTTAGGGGTTTGTCGCAAATGTTACAATAGTAGGAAAAACCAGTCTTAAAATGTTTAACGACTTGATAGTGATTTACATCAAGTGGTTTTTCTTGTTCACACTTTGCACAAATGCGAGTTTTCTCTTCCATCAGAACCTAAAAGTCGTCTGGATTACACCACCCCAGTTAGAGGAGTTGTTAGCAAGACGTTGATTATCACTTCCGTAGATGATAGCAGGAGTGACACTGATGTTATCAGACACTTGATACTTGTAGAAGATCTCAAGCATCGTTGCCTTTTCCAAATCTTGACCAGTAGGTGCCTGTCCAATAGCAACACCAGCGGAGTTACCATCAACAAACACATCTTCCCACTGAAGACCAGCAAACCAAGACTGACTATCGGTAGCAGCACTAGGAGTACCACTCACAGTGTTCCAACCATAACCTGCGGAAACAGAAGGAACAATACCAGACTTGGTGGGTTGCCAGTATGCATTCAGAGCATAACCATTGGAGGTTTGATCGGGAACCAGAGTACCAGAAGCACCATTCAGACCGTTATAAGTACGAACACGAGTACCTTCAGTACCATAACGATAACCGAAAGCAGCACCCCAGTTAGTACCACGATAACCGATTTGTGCAAGAGTATTCAGAGCACCAGTTTCATCAAACTCACCCTTAGAACTATCTTGACCTGCTTGGGCAACATAGTTTACGCCAGCAACAAGACCTTTCTTACCATACTGAACACCAAAACCAGCACCAGTTGCCTTGTTATAAACACCAGGAGTACCAGCAACAGCAAAGAAATCAAGAATACCAGACTTATAAGCAGAAGGCATCCAAGAAATTTCAGTGTTACGAACAGCAGCACCAGCAGTCAGAGTTGCTTTGTTATTGAAAGCAGGGAACTGATAGTACAGACGGTCAATAACTACATTGTTGCCAACTTCACTGGAAGTGTTGTCTGCCTTGTCCAGTTTGAACAGAGAAGAACTGGAACCAAAAGGATCACTACTAAAGTTAGCAGAACGCAGACGGGTCTTGAGTAGATCCTTACCAGTGAATGAAGTGTCTAGGTTCAGACGCAAATCGTAGTTGAATGCAGCATGAGTTACATCACCACTCTTAGTTTGGTAGTTATCCACATTACCAAGAACGAAAGATGCTTCACCACGCAGTTTAGTGGTAGTGGAGAACTGAGTTGCTTCAAGTTGTCCAACCTGAGTTTCCAGTTTAGCAACAGAACCCTGAATAACAGTAAGTTCATTGCGGAACTCATCAGCAAGGCGCTTGAGTTCATCAGTATTTTCAGTTACACGATCAAGGCAAGCATTGAGAAGTGCTGCTGCTTCATAACGAGTCATTGCCTTAGCACCAGCAAAAGTACCGTTAGGATAACCAGCAACACAACCATAACGCTCTACGAGGTTACTGAGTGCCTGATATGCCCAATCGGTAGGTTGAACATCAGACAGTTGTGAGACACTTGTGACCTGTTCAGAAGTTGCATATTGGTTGACTGCTGCCATATTAAGATCTGCGGCATTCGCAGCAACAGGAGCAACCATTCCCAGAGCAACAGGTGCAAGCATCAGTTGTTTGAGTTTCATAAGTTTTTGTTTTCTTATAAAGAATATAAAAGGAGTCTTAAGAGATTCTCAAGACTCCGAGTATTTTATAATACTTTCTTTAGATTGTCAACTAAGGAAAGATTAAGAGCGGAAGACGAGATTCGAACTCGCAACAACCTGCTTGGAAGGCAGGGACTCTACCGTTGAGTTACTTCCGCAATGGTGGGGATTTACCCAGCCTCAGAGTTTCCTCTTCACAGGCACGGAACCCCAGCGCATCTTCGCTTCACACGGACCAGAAAATTATAAAGCATAATGAGTATTATGTCAAGCCCTTTTTTTATTTCCCCAAGTATCTGTCTGAGAGTGGCAATTTGGACATAAAAATCTTAAATTTTCTACTCGGTTGTCGTTATTTACACCATTAA